TCATTTGTCGATTTCAATTTTGTCCCATTCCCGTCCACGGCTGTCCCTATACCGCGCCGCCATTGAATCTGATTTATGCCCGAGAAGACGTTGAGCAAACTTATCGCCAATCTGGTTCCGGTATAGCCTCGCTGACAGGCTACGCAGTTCATGGAATGTTGGCGGGTTTCCATCAAATGAGAGTCCAGATGCATTTCTCGCCTTTGTAAAATACTTTGATACTGTTTTCGGGGAAAGCGGATCGTGATGCTTTGATGCGATTATAGTTTCACTGCTGCTGGCCTCCCTGCATTTCTGTAGTGTATCAGCCAATGAGATATTGAGCGCGTCAATCGTTAGCGTTAGCGGAATGGCGAGTTTAGCCCCTGTTTTACTCTGTTCAATGTGAAGATGGTTGTCGTTTATGTCTGACCATTTCATTCTGCACAAATCGCCGACTCTCTGCCCTGTAACGACGGCCAAATCCATCGCCAGCCTTAGCCAGATAGGGAGAGGTTCGGCTGCATGGTAAATCTCGACATACTCATTAGCTGTCAGCCTTGAGCGCCTTACTTCTGACTTTGCTGTACGGGTTGCTGTTACCGGATTCGTTGCCACATGCCCCTCGGCTATTGCTTCACGAAAAACGTCAACAAGGGTTGACCTGATTAATTTTGCGGAAGCTGCTTTACCTTCCGCTACGTAGGTGTTTAGCATTGCTGCCACATCTTTCGTTGATATGTCAGTGAGCGGTTTGTCCGGCAATTTTCTTCGGATTGCCCTGATTTTGCTGGCGTAGTCGAGTAGAGTTTTCGGCCTGATCCCCCTTTCGGTGAGGATTCTTTCATATCGGTCAAGCCACACATGAAGAGTGATTGCGTCACCGCCTTTAATTCTGTCTATCAGTGATTTGCGTCCGCTGTCTGAGAGTAACTCAATATTGGCCTGTATTGCTTCAGTGATTGCTATCCTCCTGTCTCGGCCTAATCCAAACTCTTTACCCGTCCTTGGGTCCCTGTAGCAGTAATATCCATTGTTTCTTATATAAAGGTTAGGGGGTAAATCCCGGCGCTCATGACTTCGCCTTCTTCCCATTTCTGATCCTCTTCAAAAGGCTACCTGTTACTGGTCGATTTAAGTCAACCTTTACCGCTGATTCGTGGAACAGATACTCTCTTCCATCCTTAACCGGAGGAGGGAATATCCTGCATTCGCGCACCCATCGACGAACTGTTTCAAGGCTTCTTGGGCGTCGCTGGCGAGCGTTCCACTCCTGAAGTGTCAAGTACATCGCAAAGTCTCCGCAATTACTCGCAAGGGAACGAGTAGTGGTTGATTTTTCTCCAACAAAAAAGGAGCCGAAGCTCCTTTGATGATTAAAATTCGAATTGTCTCGCCCGAAGGCTTTTCAACATTGGTCTTGCCCGTTCGAAAACGGCGCTTGCCTGGTCAAGTCGTGTCGCCTCCCTGAGCAGTACATCTCTGTTTTTCGTCACCGCATAGAAGGTTTCAAACGCAATGTCATACAGCTTACTCGCGTATGATGAGTTAAGTTCCTTCATTATCGGGTACAGGCGTTTGCAGATGTCCTGTGCATTCTCCATCTGTACCTGCATGTAGCAGAGGAGGATGATTTCCTCGTCTGTGAATTGCTGCGCTGGTTGCATGCTGCGAAGTTTCTTTTCGCACTCGATGAAGTATCGGCGTATCTGGCGGCCTTTTTCGTTGCGCTCGACCATCGCAGTTTCTTTGGCCGTATCGAGGGTGAGGTGATAGTCTTTGCTACGGCGATCGCCTCCTCGACCTTTGATTTCCCGATTTGGGGAAACCAAAATATAGTCCTGATTTTCAACGAAACCATATTCAGCAATGCGTTCTGTAATCCACGATGCAAAGCGTTTACCTACCCCAAGAAAAGTATGTAAATCGCGAGCATTAACGAGAAGAGTGGTTTCGTTGGCGATAGTGCCGTTGAATACGGGGATGAGTTGAATAGCCATAATCATGACTCCTGACGTTTTAGTATTGACTGCCACCTTAGTGGGGTGGCGGGCTTCAACTACCGCGTCAGACGGCGGAGCTTATTTCCCGAAAGGGTGTTCTATTAGGCTCTCTCGACCCGCCATAGATATGGCGATACCTGTAAACAGGCATAAAAAAGCCGCAAAGCTATCGGGTGCGGTTGACCGCTGACGTTGTAGTGCGGTCAGTATGCGATAGCTCTGGCGGATTTGTCAAATCATGTAGCCTTTATCCTGCTGTAAGCCGCGCCATTCGGGATTTTCCCCATATTTGGGGAAAACTATCTGCGAAGTATTCACCTTTGACGGCAAGTTGCAGGTTAGCCATTACCTCACCTCCAGTCTCCATACCGCCTGACCAATCCGGCTGGCATGGGTATCTTTGGATACTGTTCCGTCTTTAGCCAGCTCCATAAGAATTTTGCGCAAATCTGCCGAACGCCATTCTTCATCAGGAAATTCCTTCTCCATTGCCAACCGCAGATTCCAGGTTGCTATCGTGAATGGATATTCACCGCCGAGAGCTTTCTCTTGTAGGGCAGCACGGGAACGCATCACCTGCAAAACCTTCTCTTTTACATCCATCATTTCGCCTCCTGTGGCGGTTCTGGTAGCGGCATCCAGTGGGTTACCTCCTTGAGATACAGGTCTTTGCCACCACCGTCATCCCAAGTGGGCTTGCCATCATTAAACCAGTCGCCATATACGCCGACCTGAGTGTTGGGGATGCTTGGTGGGTAGTTGTTTTTAAAGTCAGCAGCTAACACATAGCATTGTCGCTCTCCCATTTCTGGCATTCGCTCACTACAGCTTATCCAACTATCCGGAGTTACCGGAAGCGAGAACGGCAGCACATCTCTGTGAACAAGTTTTTGCTGTGACAGGTTATCCAGAACTTTCTGTACTGCTGCATCACCGAATACACCAAGCGCATCTGCCATAACTCCTACAACCTGATAAGCCTCAGCGCATACCGTGGATAAACCATCCGGAATTACCGGAGAGTTGCCGGGTTCTTTAATGTGCAAGCGAGGCTCACCATCTTTTGGCTCAGGCCACTGGCGCTCCATGTTGATCTTCAATTTATCTTCCATAGCAACGTTAATTTCAGCATCGCTGATGCCAGCACGGCGTTGTGCATCCCATAACAGAAACTGCATATCAGCCCACTCGCTAAGATCGTCTGGTTCGGCTGCGGCTTCCAGTGCCTCTTTTGAGAGGTGTTTCAGTGGACCAATGGGGCCAACGCAGCCAAATGTGGAGTCAGACCATTTGGCATGCTCGTGGCGAATCTGTTCGCGTTCCAGTGATGCCAGTGCAATTCGTGCCAGTTCCATTTGTTCGCCACGAGTAAGCCCGTTTTCAAGCGGATTTTTAATGAACAATTCAATACGTTCTTTGGTAATAGTGGTCATGTGTTAATCCTCAAAACTTTATGCCCGGGCGCAAAAGTACGTGTTTTGTCTTTGCTTATTCGCCACCCGTCTTTACGGGCCTCTTTTGCACAACCAGACCATGACGTACCGATATACTCACCGAAGTCTGGCACTGGATATACACCTTCCGTACACTGGCGACAATCACAATAGAGATGCATGGTGTAACTTGCGGCAATAGCCATATCAGTCTCCTTTGATGCGAATGCCTGTTGCAATGCTGTTTATGATGCTGTCAGTGCATGGGGTAGAAAGCTGGGCATCTCCAGCAATTTTCATGACCTCAACATCTGCATATCGAATACCGAGGTGTATCAGACCGGCTATGCCTGACTTAAGCCGAGCATTTTCCATAAATAGAACTTTTGCCCGCTGTTTTTCTGCTTCAAGCTCAACGCGCAACTTCCCTACCGTTAACGCAATATCCTCGTTCTCTTGGTCGCGGCGTTTGATGTATTGCTGGTTTCTTTCCCGTTCATCCAACAATGCCAGCACGGTAACTGGATTGGCTGCGGCGATGAATTCAGCATTGGCCTGCTGTTCCATTTGGAAATCTTCATCGAAACCGCTTTCAGGATGCGCTCCTTCAATTCTGCAAATGGGAAGATATCCAACAACTTCACGATGAATTAGCGCATCACCAGCATCAAATCTCTCCTCTCCATATTCTAGCGACCACACACCACACGTTGCTTTTTCTGCCTTAGCACGCAGTGCCTGGTAATTAATTTTGCTCATGTCACATCACCCTGAAGCCGTTGCATTTACGTAAGAAATCGCAGATATAGCCCTTCATTTTTTCATGCCAATCTCGATCATTCCCATTGCACCAACCATCAGGTGGAGTCCAGTTTTCTATCAGAGCAGCCATTTTCTTTGCTTTCGCCGGAGTAGCTGTTGCGGTATCGCAGTAATGACGAGTGTCAACCAACGCATCCATACCATCGATATCAAGTACGCAAAACCATGTGTGATTCGGAATTCCTACAGGTGGTATTTGTTGCCCACGTCGACGTTTATCAATAAGATATACACTCACTGCTTGCCTCCTTTGCGAATCTGTTCCGCCCATTCTTCAAGGGATTTCTCCGCATATTCACCGGACAGGCCATCAATCGGATGCGCTTCATTAACCAACTCTTCTTTCGCTGACAAAATCATGCGTGTAACGTCGAAAACTTCACGCAAAGACTTATTGATAAATCCGTGATTGAACGCAGCAGCAAGACGGCTGGCGGTATAGTTAATCCCCTCGTTGCGTGCTTCCGCACGAATTTCAGCCAGAAAAGCATCGGTGGCTGGGGTTTCCGTGAAGTTGTCCTCCCAACCGTAGTACTCCTGACGACAGAAGTTATTAAATTCCTTCTCCGACTGTTTAAGCGCCGCATTCTCCGCTGCCAGCGCCGCGCACTTGGCCTCCGCTTCAGCAAATTTACGCACCAGATATTCAGCGTTTGTTTCGTTAACCTTTAAATCACTTGGGATGCATTTACCTTTAAGAAATCCATCCATCTCAATTAGTGACATTTGTTTCATTTCTTCCCACTCCGCAACATCGCATTCAGATATTTGTTTTGATTCACTGATGGAAAAGAATTTCTCTTAAGCAATTCCTCTCTCGATGGCATTGGCTTTACGCGTTGGCGAATAATCATTTCTGCCGGAAGAATGCCGGGATTGTATGCAAGTCCTCTCATGGTAAATTCCTCAGTCATTACTGATAGCGCCATAGCGTGAGCGGTAATTACGCAGGCGCGGGTCGATATATTCAGGGAATTTGTCTATTGTCGCTTTTCGCAACGGTCTCATTGCTGTTTCGTTTGTTCGGTCCTTCTCCTGTTTTAGCGCGAGTTGTATATCGCGTCGGTACATCCGTTCTGCTTTTGTTTCTGGTGTCAGAGCAAGAAACGCGTCGAAATTGTTTTTGATATTTTCCAGCACCTCCGCCTTGGAGCTACCGGAGCAATTGCGCGGGTCATCCGCACCATACAGAGGCGCTGGCATAATGGGGGCCTTATTTTCAATAATCAGAAAGGAGGGTAATCGTTCTGGCTGTAACCATAATCATCTGCATGATTATGGCTTACGTTTTTAGAGCGATTGTCTTTATCTTTGAGGCTGGCAACCATGTTGGCGATAGTTTCTGGTTGCTTGCCTTCCGCCTTTTCTTTAAGGGTTTGACCTGTTTGTGCAATAAACGGGATGCGTATTTCCATCTGGTAGCTGTCTGCGCCAGTCTTTTTGTTTGTGGTTAATACTTTCTGGAGCACTAACCCGATTTTCTTTCCATGAAACTCAGGAGCAACAAATTTACTGGCGGAAACCATATGTTGCGTTAATTGTCCAATCCCGGCACACCCCATCATGGCGTGAACGACATTTGCGCCAAATTTGTTTTCCGTTCCGTCATTTTTCTGAACACAGACGCTAAGATATTGGATTTTACGTCCGTCGTCAGATTCGCCAGAAAACTCAATAAATTTGGCTCCTTTTTCTGATTGCTTTAGTTCTGCTTCAGTAATGGTAATGATATGAGCACCAGTTTCGTTAATAAAACCACCTTGCCCTGCGGTCAGTGCTGCTTCTTCGTTATAAGTAAAAATCACGTTGCTCATGCGGCGTTTTCCTTAATTTGATGAACATTATTGATGCCGTAGTAATCACAAACAGTGGCATCGACGAAAGAGAGATCGTTATCAATCTCATTGGAATCAAACATTCCCATTGGGGATTTGACAGTGTCTGCACCGTTGTTTTTCGTGGTGAAAAAGAACTGGTCATCGCGGGTAAGAGTGCGAAGAACTATAGTAAACATGCCTTCGACAGTGATTTTCTCGTCCAGCATTTTGCCGATAGTTTTCATTTTCACGCGCCCCATAGGGGTTTCTTCGGTATGTGCAAGAAAATAGACTCTCAGGTCATCAGGTGCATCCTGTGCAGCCTTAATCACCTCCCATGCGTGGCGGCCTATCTCAGTAAATTTATCAAACGATTTTTCTTCTGAGCGGCGCATAAACTCATTGCTCATCACATACTGGAAGTCATCAACAATAACGATTCTTTTCCCGTATTCGTGAGCACGCTTAATTACGGCAACTATTACGTCCCATTTGTCAGTGGTAACTACGGTTCCTTTTTTTGCTCTGGCATCCCATGCCAGCCAGTCTTTTGATTTAAATGGTAGCGGCTTGCCTATTGGTTTTATAAGTATTGCTTCCTCTGGATTGATATTTCTCATGCTGGTTGATTTTCCGGTGCCAGATTCACCGAGTATTAATGTCGCAGTTCCCATAATTTGCCTCAGAATGGTAATTCGGATGGGGAGGAAAGAAACTCACGCTCATTCATGCGCTCTCTTTGCGCCTGCCATAAACAAAGTTGTTTCTTTGATTTATCTCCCGCTTTACGCCAGTAACGAGCCTCAGCAATGTGATATTCTCTTTTTAATCGACTTAACTCTGGAGTTTTCGCCAGTTCTACCGGAATCATTTTGACCTCCATTTTCTGTAGGCTTCTACGGCTTCACGAAACATCTTTTCATCGCCAATAAAAGTGGCGATAGTGAATTTAGTCTGGATAGCCATAAGTGTTTTATCCATTTTTGGGAACTCCTGGCTGATTAAGTATGTCGATAAGGCGTTTCCATCCATCACGTAATTTACGTGTGATTCGTTCAAGTAAAGATTCGGAAGGGCAGCCAGCAACAGGCCACCCTGCAATGGCATATTGCATGGTGTGCTCCTTATTTATACATAACGAAAACGCCTCGAGTGAAGCGTTATTGGTATGCATATAAAAAAGCCCTCACACTGGAGGGCAAAGAAGATTTCCAATAATCAGAACAAGTCGGCTCCTGTTTAGTTACGAGCGACATTGCTCCGTGTATTCACTCGTTGGAATGAATACACAGTGCTTATTCGCAGCCTACATAATCATTCCGGTTATTATTACCATTTCAATATCACTATCTTTCATAATGATTGGAGTTGAGTTATCAACTTTACTTTTACTCCATTTTCCTGCATCAGTTTTTACCGCTCCACAATAAGAAAGCCAATCATCATCACAATGTTCTGGATCACTAATTCTGACAAGAACACGTGATAGTGCTTTTTCGATACTTTCATCACAATTAGCATTTGTGTAATTGCCGTGAGACAATTTCAAATCGTTAACTTCATCTTCATTGGCATCAAAAATATAGATTTCAGTCGACTCTGGAACATTTTCATAAACCATTAAAACTTTCATTTTTACCCCATATTGTTTATGCCAAAAATAAAGGTCGGCTATGCGGCCTGAAATTACTTAATCAATGATGCTGCATATTCGATAAGGTAAAGTTTTGGGGCCAGCCAAATTTTTAACCAAGTCATATTGGTTACTGCACCAATAATAAAAATCCCCCACAGAGTCAAAACTCCAACCAATGGCACGATAAGAAGATTAATATCACCTTTGCTATCCCAAACCATTGTCGGCCTGTATTTGGGATTTCCTTTCTCCCATGAATATCCTTCATCACCGATTTTACCTGTCTCAACTCTTTGGCACTGCTTCTTCATAAACCAGAAAACCAGTGGGATTGTTAGAATGGCTATTAATGTTTTAATCAGACTGTCAACCATATTCCATAGCAGCAACTGATGAACAACATCAGGAATCTGTGCCTGGCTAAATGAAACAGCCGCGTCTATTCCATTGCTGGCTTTTTGCAGTAGTTCTACGAGAATCTTGTTTGCTTGTTCTTCCATATATCACCTTAAATAGTGGCTTGCGGTAGTAAAGATTGTGCCTGTCTTTTAACCACATCAGGCTCGGTGGTTCTCGTGTACCCCTACAGCGAGAAATCGGATAAACTCTATTCACCCCCTACAGAGAGAATGATGGAGATTCACCGATGAGTAACTGGTGGCAGGAACTATTACGTTTCTTCCTGCGTGGTCTTACGCTACAACAGTTAATTCATATGCTTATTATTTTAATTGCCTTGATAATAATCACCCCAGCATCAATTAAAGAGTGGGTAGATATAAGGAACCCAGAAATACTTCCAGATCACTGGATGTATTACGCGATGCTTTTGTGTATCAGTTATGTTCTGAACAGGGTGATGGAGTTTATATTTCTGGCATCTTCAGACAGATATAAAAAATATCTCAGTAAGAGAGATGAGGCTAAAGTAATTGTGGAGACTGAGCGCCTGTTCAATTCTCTGAGTATTCAGGAAAAAGAGGTTTTAGCATTTGCTGTTATGGCAAATAACAAAATCGTACTTAAGCACGGCGATCCGGTCGCTTTATCTCTTATGAGAAAAGGCCTTCTCCATCGCTCAGGTGTGACTTACAGCGCGTCAGGTAAAGAGAAATTTGTTATACCTGACGTCTGGTTCCATGAGTGTTATATGCGCTTTGCTGGTAAAGCTGATGAGCTAATTTAGTTCCTCGACGGCGGGGGATCGTCATCTCGCCGTCAGTTGTTTTGATTTCCGGTAGCCTGCCGCGTAAAGAGCTACGTTTGGAAGACAAGTTGAACCTTCATATTTTCTGGTCAACGTTGTCAGAGTTATCACTTCTGCTCTCATTGCTGGTTTGCGCTTGCATTGCAAGACCACTCGTGAGGGGGTTGGCCTGTGTAGCTTGTCGGAGCTGATCGCCTCCTGACTTTGCAGATTTGCACGACGAGCTCTACGGCGAGAAGCTGCGGTTCCTTTAAATTCTGTTTTTCTGGACATAGATTCCTCCCGAATAAACTTTGGCGATGCAATCTCGAAGCCCCTCCTGAGACGGTTGCTTCGGCATTGCATCCCACAGCTTATGTGGTTGGGTGATCTGGCTTTTCAGCCACGTAGTCGAGTGTTCGACGTTGTTTAAAGAGCCTGCCAATCTTTTCCGTTTGGCTACCAGCGTCCTGCTGATGGAAATAATAGTCACATATTGTGATTTAATGGTCAATCACAAAATGTGTAAAATAAGGGTGTGACACGTTATGTGTATGATTTTTTTGTGTAAATAGTTTTCCCCGCGATGGGTTTGCTTACTTAAGGCGGGGGAAACAGCAGGATGGTGTGCTGAAAAGTTCGAAAAACGAGCGAAGTAGGTGGTGACGAGATGGCGGGATATGGGAGTTGTATTAAGAATTATAGTAATTTAATCAGAGGCTTGGGCTGGCTGGCAGGTGCTGTCCTGATAGTTATGTGCAGGCAACAAAAAACCCGGGGCGGTTCAGGTTGTCTCATTTTTTAGTTTGCTTTGGATTCGGTTTGTCTCTTCTTCCAATTATAAACACGCTAGTTAAAGCAACTAACTCAGCACCAAGAAGCCCGGTAGCCCAGCCATAAGCCTCGTGCTGAATCATCTTGTAAGCAATTCCTGCGAAAACAAAGACAGAAGTCATCGCAAAGATCTGTCCGAGTCGATCTCGCCAAATTGCTCCCCTCTGTCCTGCTTTGTAATACTCGTGTCTGTGTTTTTGCTCAGCCTTAGCCATGTCCATTATTTCGCGAGCGAATCCTGGAGATATTCTTTCGTACTTAGCTAATTCGTCAGCGTCTGGGAGTGGCCCTGATCTAGTGTGAGTCACCTGCATCATGATGCCAGCTAGATCTGGCCTGTCCATGAGGCGCTCAAGAACTTGAGGGTTCTTTGCGACCTCATTTATAAGCAGTTCGGTTTTACCGTCTTGAACTCGCCCTAACGGAGTTGGTTGGTTAACAAGATTTCTCGGTGCGGCGGTTTGAAGCTTTCTTTGGGATTTTTTTCTGCTCATTATCAGTTACAGCGTCTCTAACGTAACTACCTACCTTAACCCAATCTGAGTTGATAAGGTCGATGTCTGTAGCATTTGAATGATACTCGCTGTAGCTACCTGCTGGGCAAAGGTCAAGGATAGAGCCCATAGCGCTGAAAAAGTGCTTTGCAGATTTTTTCATGTGGGGTGTCCTATATGTTGTTTACTCTAATTTGAGTAATTGAAGTTTACGCAAAACCTAGCTTTCAGCAAGCAATACAGCACAAAAAATCATGTAAATTTGCGTCTATTTTTATCTACCGGAAAAATGCTCAACAACTTTAGAGAAAAAATAGCAATACCAAATCAAACCAATTGCTGCTTCGCCTCTACCCAAACGTCTCTTCAGGCCACTGAGCCTTAACTACCTTGCCTATGATGCGGCATGTGTGATCGCAGTCCAGGGTTCTGTATGCCGGATTCAATGGAACCAAGTAACTAACCCCTGCATCCTTCTCATACTTCTTGAACGTTGCCTCTGAATCACCATTTGCAGAAGCCACGCAGAAATCCCCAGACTCTACCGGCTCGGCCGGATCAACGAGTATCAGCATACCCTCAGGAAAACTCGGCCTTACGCCCTGTGGCGCAGTCATAGAATGGCCTTTCACCTCAAGCCAGAAAGCTTTTTCGCTGGCTTTTGTGGTCGTTGGGACCCATGCCTTTGCATCGCTTGCTGTGTAGCTTCCAACCTCCGAAAACGGCCCGGCCTGCACTGAAGAAAATAACGGGTACTCATATTGGCGAAATACAGCGTCTGAATCCTCGCCAAACATTATTTTTGCCGGAGATACGCCGAGTGCCGCCCCAAGAACCAGCGCGTCATCCGCGCTAACCTTTCTTGTTCCTAACTCGTAGTTCCCCAGGCGTGAAGGCGCAGCCCAGCCGCAAAGCTTGGCCAATTGAGCCTGGCTAAGTCCTTTAGCTTCTCTAAGGGACTTGATCCTTTCCCCGATAATTTCATGCATCGTTTTCATCCTTTAAATGTAACACGCAACGTGATTGAACTCTGTACACGAATTGAGGTTGACTGTTAATCACAAATTGTGTGTAATGGGTGTGTGATTAATACTAGGGAGACCGCAATGAACAAAATTGCCCAGCAGCGAAAAAAAATCGGAGTTTCGCAAGCTGTACTGGCTTCGGCAATTGGTTGGGGGCAATCCCGCATCGCCAACTATGAGCTGAATATCCGTACTCCTAGACTTAACGATTGCCGAAAGATCGTAGAAGGCCTCAGGAAGTTAGGGTGCCAATGTTCTTTGGATGATGTTTTCCCTCCATCCAGTAACAAAGCCGCCTAAGCAGTACCCGCTCTTTGTAACAACGGACATTCGTCCTACGTCGCTGAAAAGCGAGTCCCAAGATATCTGACCAACTAAGGCCATATGCGTTTCCACGCATACCTTTCAACTAACTATTCACTATTGGAAATCTTAAGAAATGGAAAGAACAAGTTACAGCAAACTATCACAGCGTGACGTTGATCGCGCTGAAACAGATTTACTTATCAACCTGTCAACGCTTACTCAGCGCGGTCTGGCAAAGATGATTTGAACCGCCCCGGGAATCCTGGAGACTAAACTTCCTGAGAAAGAGGTAAACAGGATGACTAAAAATACTCGTTTTTCCCCTGAAGTCCGTCAACGGGCAGTCCGTATGGTTCTGGAAAGTCAGGGCGAATATGACTCACAATGGGCGACAATTTGTTCCATTGCTCCAAAGATT